TTGGACGGGCGCGGAAAAGCGGTTGAACCGCACGCTGTCCGGCAAGTACGGCAATCCGTCGTACGCATTCGAAGAATTGGTGGCAGAGCTTGGCGCGGCGTTTCTATCCGCGTCGGTTGGGCTTGATGTCGTGACGCAATCCGCCGCTTATCTGTCGTCGTGGATCACCGCGTGCGAAGCGCACCCGGAAGTGCTGGCGCGCGCGGCGTCGATGGCACAGGCGGCGGCGGACTTTATCGCCAATGCGGGGGCGAAGTCAGCCCCCGCCCCAGAGGAGGCAGGGGCGTAAGTGGTTGATTTTGAAGGGTTTACGCGACTTTAAAAGGGGTATTGACAAGTAGATACAAGCCCATATATTCAGCCGTGTAAGCAATGACGCTTACAACACCGGAGACTGACAATGGCTAACACGCTTACGTCCAATGACATCGGCCAGCAGTTTGTGCTTGATGGTATTGATGGCATTACCTACACGCTGGTTTGGTTTAGAGATGTGGCGGAATACATCGATGGCAAGCCCGTGCTGTGGGCAAAGGTCCGGCGACTGGGGGACGGGGAAACTTACATCGTGCGGCAGGATTCCCTCCGCCGTATCCCGTGCATTATCTGTGAGACGCGACCCGTTGCAATTGTTGTAAACGCGTTGGGGGCTGGTTATTGCTCGCGCGAGTGCGAGCGTTCCTATATCGAAACCGAATAACACCACACCACACCGGAGACTGACAATGGCCCGCACCGAGCAGAGCTTCCACATCACGCCAACGATTGGGATGCACGTTTACTATGACCGCGCGAGCAAGTCGTGGGTCGGGTTTTATTTCAGCCGGGAGACCGACGAATCTACCGGAATCAATCGCGCTTACCGACAGGTTGGCGATGCGTGGTACGCGCACAACCGAGACGAAATTCTGATTCATCGGCCAGAAGTCAATTCGTGGCACTACGCGGTAGTGACGGCATAATCTTTTATTCAACGGGGCGCGCGGTGCGCCCCCCTTCACAATGCACAATGACCAACGCACGGCGCTCGACATTGGAAATTCTCGACGCGTGGCTTCATAAGCGGCCCGTCACATCAGACGAACGGCAACGGCTGGTGTGGATCGCGCGCGAGATTTTGAAAGACGATAAAACCTTTTGGCCCTCTCATCACTTCCACACGGATAACTGACCGATGTATCAGACAATGACGCCAACGCGTCTGGCTCGACTGATGGCGGAACGGCACGGCGCATACGACGGCGCACGCAAGCTCCAACGGCGCGCGAATTATTACAGCCAATTGGCGGACGCCCGCACGCAGGATCACCGCCGACTGACGCGGAATGAATACGCATTCCGCGCGATGTGGTGGCGCACGTGTTCGCGCGTGTGTGTGGCGAAGTACGCCGGGGGCATCGATGCCTAACGATAAGATGCCGCCTAAAATGCGTGAGGCGTTGGAGCTATTGCGCGAGCCGCACGAACGGGGCTTGGCAATGGCACAGGCGCGGCTTGCGCTTCGTATGCGCTACAATCCGCAAACCATTTTGCATTGGTGTTCCGGTCGCCGCGTGATGGGGCCAAAAGCATTAGAGACGCTGGAAGCGGTTGTGTCTCACCTTAACCGGGAACGTTAAATGTCAGATACCTTGATGCTCTGTCAGCATTGCGGAGACGAATTTTATCACGACGAAGTTGAGGCGCACGCATTGGCGTGCCGTGAGGCGCAGGACGAATACATCGGCTCATTGTCTGATATCGCATTCGGTCACGATGCGCGCGGCCCATTCGATTACATCGACGCGGGGTGCTTGTCGCTCATCAAGCGGTGGACGTTTCCGGATCACGTGCAGGGCTGTCAGGAATGCGCGGAATGTCTCACTACATTCGTGATGGAAACATCTACCGAAGTCTTACCAAACACCGCACCGGAGCGTGCCGAATGACAATCAATCTGCCGTTGATGATGGACGATCACGCGGCCACAGCAATGCGTGAACTTGATGACGCCATTACACGCACGACCGCACAATTGACCAAACTTCATATTGACCGGATGAATTTGCTTGCGCATATGTATTTGCACGCGGCATTGAATCCGGCACGGCATTCGACCGACGACGACACGGCATCGTAATGACACGTTGCCCGAAAGTCTTATGCCGTGATTTGCTCATCACGCGCGTGGATCGTATTGGGCGCGTCACGTTTGTATGCGCCACGTGCGAACGGCGGCGGCAAGGCATTTGCCGACTTTGCACGCGCCCCGTCTATGGCACACGAGGACGGGCGTACTATTGCCACGACCATCATTGGGAACGGAAGCGCGCGCAATGTATGAAGTGGCAAAAGAATAACCGCGCGCACGTGGCGCACAACGCACGCAAGCGGCGGTGGAAAGCCAAGGGGATGGCACTTCCGCCAGAGCCAATGACGTTGGCGGAAGCGGGGCGGATTGGTGCCAAGCTTGGTCACGTGGCACGGCTCAAAAATCTGACGCCCGAACGTATTAAAGATATCGCCGCAATTGCACGGAAAGCGCGATGGAATAAGTACCGCGAAAAGAAATTCCGTGAAGCACAGGCCAAGAAACACAACGCACAGAAACCGAATGCCTAAACTTCCGTATAACAGCGTATTGGCTATTGCATTGGCGGCGGCGAAGAAAGCACCGCGTAAACGTCCGCAACATCTGGAATCCGCCGAGCAACGTTTATTCGTCAAGCGATGGCGCACCGACCCGCGCACGCGTGAGCTTCCCGCGTGCGCCGTTCCCAATGGGGGGCGGCGATCCGTACGCGAAGCGGTGACGCTCAAAGCGGAAGGGACGGAACCGGGAGTGCCAGACTGGTTGTGTTTCGTGCCGTCGCGTATTGATGGCACGCACGGGCTCGCATTGGAATTCAAATCACCGACGGGGAAAGGGCGCGTCAGCGATACACAGAAACGTTGGCACTCCCTATTGCGTAAGTACGGGTGGCGGGTCGAGATTGTGACGACGGCGCACGATGCGTGGGCCGTCGTGACCCATCATCTTGGATACACCGATGCCCAAACGTAGGACGCAACCCGTATGCTATTGCGCCAGCTATTGCGTAGTGTGTCACATTGGGATCAACACAGCGGACGCAATCGCACATCACAACCTACGCGTGGCGTGTCACGGCGAACGAAGCTACCCGACGCACGGCAGAGGCATTCACCGCACCACAACCCGCGCCACATTCCCACCTACCGCACCGGACAATTCACAATGACAGGCACCATCGTGCATCTTCTGTTGTCGGCTATCTTTCTGTGCATTCTGATTCTGATTGGGATGGTCGCCACGTTGGGCAATGCGGTTGCCGATGTCGCGCACCGCGTCAATGACATCAACGCCCGCGTGCCGCGTAAGGTCGTGCGCGAAAGCGCAAAGAAGCGTGAGGCCGCGCGTGAGTAAGTGGGAACGAATGCGGATCGCGGACATCACGCCTAATCCGGATAACCCGCGCGTCATCAAAGACGATAAGTTTCAGAAACTAACAGAATCTATTCGTACCTTTCCGCAAATGTTGGAGCTTCGGCCCATCGTCATCAATGCGGACGGCGTTGTATTGGGCGGCAATATGCGCTTGCGCGCGTGTCAAGCGGCGGGATTGAAAGATGTTCCGGTAATCCGCGCGGATACGTTGACGCCGGAGCAACAGCGGGAATTCATCATCAAGGACAACGTGGGTTTTGGTGAATGGGATTGGGACGCGTTGGCGAATTCGTGGGACACGGAAGCATTGCACGCGTGGGGCGTCGATATGCCAGCACTTCCAGACTTTGACCCCGGCACGATAGAAGATCAAGGCAAGTTGGACGAAAAGGCGACAAAAAAATGTCCCGCCTGTGGTGAGATTTTGCCGTAATGTTAAAGTTGGCGTGGGCGACACACGAAGCGGCAAAGTACGCGTGCGAACATTGGCATTACAGCCGTTGTATTCCCAAAAGCAAATTGGCCAAAATCGGCGTTTGGGAAAACGAAAAGTTTATTGGCGTTGTCATTTTTGGTGTAGGAGCCAATAACAATTTAGGGAAGCCGTATGGATTGCATTCAACAAACGTGTGTGAGCTTGTACGCATTGCGCTTACAACGCATCGAACGCCAGTGACACGTATTGTTTCAATCGCTTTAAAAATGTTAAGGAAAGCGTTTCCAAAGTTAAGATTGGTTATTTCGTTTGCTGATTCCGAACAGGGACACAAAGGAACAATTTACGTTGCTGGTGGCTGGATGTATGCTGGCGCATCTATTCCCGCAGATGAATACATCATCAAAGGCAAAAGATGGCACGGCAGGTCATTACGCAATAGCAAGCCAACACACCTTACCACAAAGCAATATGCCTTGCTATTAGATAAAGATGCACAGATTATCAAAGGGTCATCAAAGCTACGTTTTTTGATGCCGCTTGATGATGCAACAAAAAAAATTGCAGTTGCCTTTCAACGTGAGTACGTACTAAAATGAGATGCGCGCGAAGCACAGACAGCGGTGCGGCTGGCGACCAGTCAGCAGGGGGCGGCGCAAATCCGACCCGCGCGCTTCATCCGTCTAATACATCAGCCGAATAACAGCCGATGACACCGAAAAAGCCAAACCCAATTCCGGGTAATAAACCCTTTAAAAAGGGGCAGTCTGGCAATCCGAAGGGACGCCCAAAGCTTCCCGATTTGCGCGAAGCTATTGCCAAGATTCTTGCGGATGAGAAAGACGGATATAATGCGCTCGAAGCTACACTAATGGCGTTGCGCTCAAAGGCCGTCAAGGGTGACATTCGCGCGGCGGAAGTGCTGTTAGATCGCGCATTCGGTAAGGCGCAACAGGCGATTGACCACACGACGGGCGGCGAAAAGATTTCGCAATCAATCATCATTGGCGGCAAAGAAATTTCATTTTAGCCGTGCCATTCTTCGTCGAGACACCAGCACAAAAGCAGTTTGCGGAAGCGGCGTTTTCGGGCCGCTTCCGCTATTTGCTCTATGGCGGCGGTATTCGTTCCGGCAAAACCGCGCTGGCGTTGATGCTGGTGCAGACGTTGGCGCGTATCTATCCACGCTCACGTTGGGCGATTGTGCGTAAAGACTTGCCGAGTATTCGGCGCAACGTATTGCCAGCTATTAGCAAGTTTCGTATTCCCGGCTTCACGAATGAAATCAATTACGCATCGTGGTCGATGGAATGCGCGAACGGCTCGACCATTCTATTCGTCAATGAAAACATCAACGCTGATCCCGACCTTGATGCGTGGAAGGGATTAGAAGTCAACGGCTTTGTATTAGAGGAAGCCAATGAGCTATCGTCTGCCGCGTGGAATAAAGCGGTAGAGCGCGCGGGATCGTGGGTGGTGCCGAATGGTCAGCAACCGCCGCCGCTTATTCTTCTCACGTGCAACCCCGGTTTGGGTTGGGTAAAGGATACGTTTTACGATCCGTGGAAGCGCGGCACGCTCAACGCGCCGTATTACTTCCAGCCCGCGACGATTGCGGATAACCCGCACATTAGCTCGGAATACCGCGATGCGTTGAAGAATCTACCGGAGCGCGAATTTCGCCGCTTTGTATTGGGTGACTGGGATTCTCTATCCGCCGCGCCGGGGGCGTTGTGGACGCCGGAGATGATTATACAAAACCGCGTCACGTCGGCACCGACAGAGTTTAAACGTGTCGTCGTCGCCATCGATCCCGCCGCGACCGCTGGCCCGGACGCTGACGAAACGGGCATCGTTGTATTCGGGCAAGGCAAGGACGGCCACGGATACGTATTGGCGGACGGAAGCGGAAAGTATCGACCGACGGAATGGGCAAACAAAGCTATTGCGCTCTATCGCCAATACAACGCTGACCGAATTATTGGTGAGACGAACAACGGCGGTGAGATGGTGGAAGCCACGTTGCGTGCCGTTGACTATTCCATCCCCTACCGCGCGGTACACGCCAGCCGTGGCAAACAGAAGCGCGCGGAACCCGTCGCCGCGCTATACGAGAAGGGGCTAATACATCACGTCGGCACGTTAGATAAGCTCGAATTGCAAATGACATCGTGGACGCCAGATGAAACGGCGTTTAGTCCGGATCGTATGGACGCGATGGTGTGGGCGGCATCGTGGTTGATGCTTCGCGGCACGGGCGGTTTTGTTTTGTAAGACCTTGCGCATTATGCGTGATGCGCATAGCGTATAGGTCGATAAGGTTTACATATTAGCACGGGGCGCGCCATTGTCCGATAGCAAGCGCAACGAATCTATTGTGAAGCGCGTACGCAATGCGCTTCGTGTGTTGACAACGAATGCCGATGCGCGTGATGATGAGGCGCGCGCGATTGTTCCGCTGACGTATCCGAATTTTCCAGCGGGCCAACAGCAGATGGCGTTGGTACGCACGGCAAATCCGGGTGAGTATCGCTATGATGGATCAACCATCCGGGTGCAGGGATTCAATAAGCATCCGGTGGTTCACGCGTGCATACGCGCCGTCGCGGATATTGTGGCATCCGTTCCGCTGGTGGTGCTAAAAAATCGCGGCGATTACGAGTCGCGCGTCGGTGATGCGCACCCGCTACAAAAGTTGCTTGATATGCCCGCGCCACGTTTTACGGCGCGGCAGTTTCGCGCGCGTTTTGCCGTGGATTATTTGGGCTATGGCAATTCGTTTTTTCAGATGGATCGTACCGCGCCGGGGCGCACGCCCTATGCGTTGCGTGCGATTAATCCGGAATCCGTACAGCAGGTATGGATTGACACGGAAGGCGACCCGCGCCGTTACGATTACGCAAACTGGGCTGGCATTATTGTGCAGGTGCCAACCGAAGATATTCTGCACGTGCGCGACCTTGAGATGGGGCGTCCATTCGAAGCGGATGTGTTCGGCTATCCGCGTGGCGCAACCGCGATTGGCTCAATGCTCGCGGACAATGAAGCGACAAACTACGTGCGGCAGATTGTCACGAACGATGGCACGCCAACGTTTGCCGTGTTGCTGTCGGATGAAGCGACGAGCGATGACGCGATGGCAATGCAGGAGCGATACAAGGCGCGCGTGGTGGATCGCGGCAAGCGCGGCACGCCCGCTTTCTTTGGCTCTGTGCGCGACATCAAGCCGCTTGGTTTTACGCTGTCCGACCTTGAATTTCCCGACCTACGGCGCGTGAGCCGTGAGGATATTTGCGCGGCGTTTGGTGTTGACCCGCGAATGATTGGCATTGCGTCCGCGTCAAGCGATGCGGGATTGTCGGGCGTGCAGTACGCGGAAGCACGCGCGCGGCTGGTGCAACACACGATTGAACCGCTGATGTCAGCGTTCGAGGACGAGCTAAACCATTGGCTCGCGCCAGAGTTTGGCGATGTCTGGATTACGTATGACCACGACCGCTTGCGCGATCTGGTCGAGAATGATGCAGAAACATCTACGCGCGTCCGGGCGGAATACGCCGAGGGCTTGCGTACGTGGGAGGAATCACGTTCCGCGTTGAAGCTGTCCCCACTTCCAGAGCCAACGGACAGCATACTGAAAACGGCGGGGCGTGAGATGGTGCCAGCGGCGGTGGCGGTGATTGACCCGACGGCGATGCTCAATGCGCCCCCGCAGACGGATGACGAAACGCCAGCGATTGCGCCGAGCGCGACGACGAATGCGCCCGCGCTGGCATCGGGCGTTGTGTCGGAGGATGTGCAGGGACAGGCGTTGAATGGCGCACAGGTGCAGTCGCTGGTGCAAATGCTGACGCTGTTGACGCAGGATCAGCTACCGCCGCAGACTGTGACCGCGCTGATTAAGGCGGCGTTCCCGGCGGTGCCGGATGCGTTGGTGCAGGAAATGATTTCCGGTGTCACGGGCTTTACGCCGACGATGCCAAGTGAAGATGTCGCCGCGTCAAGCGCGCAAAGCCCGGCGCCCGCCGAGATGGAAGCAGAAGAGGAAGGCGAGGAGGAGGAAGGCGAGGACGAAAGCGAAGATGAAGGCGAAGATGAAGGCGAAGATGAGCCGACGCGCGCGGAAGCTGTCACCAATTTTCCAGAGCAGGGTGACGACAAAAAGGTGTCCCTACGCAATAGCAATTGGTCAACGTTTCCGGTCGGTGAAGCCGAAACGCTGAAAGAGAAGTACCCAGAGATTTGGCGGAAGGGCGGCAACATTAAGGGCAATGCGCAGTTTGCCAAGCTCGCGCCGATTGCCAAGCGTGGCGGCGTGCCGGATGGTGAGGCGGAAGAAAACGCGGTGCGCTTGCGTGAAGCGTGGGTCGCACGACACAAGGGCGACCATCAGTTGCCGGGAGTCGTCGCGCAAATTAAGTGGCTGGCCGTTGGTG